GGTTTGGTAATAAGGATCAGGCACGCTTTTAAAAGTAAACATCAATCCTAAAGGATGAGATTTTATTTGCCATGAACCTGGAAATAATTGGGTTATAGGCCTTGATACGAATTTCTGTCCATTGGAATATGTATAGTCTATCGTACTGCGTGGTTCTGTTCCAGTCGATGTATACAATGCACCGGCTGTTGTATCAGGCATGTAAATATGAGGCATCCTGATATCAGCCGTCCAATTTACAAACGTAGGATTGTCAAGCTGGTCATAGAATACCACACCGAACCTGTAAAGTTCGTCACGCATGTAACCTTCATACAATCCGTAATTGAACGGAGATTGGTAATTAGTATATGAAGGACTTAACGCTTCTGTGGAAGTATTTGATAATGAATCAAATTCGGCATAATAACCATTAGATACTTTTACAAAGGATCCGGTACTGGCTACAAAGTTAGATGGCGGGTTATCTTCGTAGTTATCTATTTCAATTTTATTGTCCGGGGTTACAAAAACATATTTCAAATTAGGACCTTCACCGCCAAGTATGTTTGTGCCTGGAAGATACAAATAGTTTGTATCGGCTTTAGGATCCTGGTCATTGTAATTTTGTATGCAGTCAAGATCTTCAGGTACATCATAAGGAGTAACTGCAACACTGTTTATTTCAATGATTTGAAAATTGGATAAAGCATCTATGGTGTAGATGTTTCCTGAAGAATCACGTACGGTTGTAAGAAAACTGTTTATCGGAAACCTGTATGTCCTTGTATCAAAATCTATTTTCTGACTTGCAATAGTGAGGTTACCAAGAAACAAAGTCTGCTTCTTAGCCGCTAAAGTCTTACATCTTTTTATGGCTGTTGTAAATGCCGTACTTTCATCAAGCGTTATGATAACCTCATCTTCAGCTCCAGTGATAAAAGTGTCTATCTTACCATTTGCAGGAATACTCAGTTCAGAGACTATGCGTATCACAGGCAGGTCGACATTGTTCTTATACCATATTGTTGCAAGTTCAATAGTCGAATATTCCGTATCTATGTTGTCAATCTGAACACGTATTGATTTACCGGAATTTACACCATCAGGATCATTGACATTCTTATCAGGATAATAGCCTACCGATTCCACACCTTCCCTGGCATCTATGATAGGAAATGCAACTGAGGGACGGCTGAACCTTGTTTCTGATCCGTTAAGGTTTTTCAACCTGTATATGACAAAATAAATTCCTGCTTTTAACACTCCGTCTGCAATTCCTGTTATGCGCGGAGGTTCCATGTTCAAAGCAGGAATCAGGTTCAACTGCTCAATGGTAAGGGCTGCTGTTATAGCATCACGTGAGGGAGCCACGTTTATCTGCCGTGGTACATTGAAATTGTCTGTCCAATAGATCTTCTGTATGTTCTCATTCTCATACCTTCCTTCGATCATTCCAGGGTTTGCCACAGGACGCTCGATTGTCACATTCATCTCGTTGTTGTAAACAAGTTTCAATGTGTAATTCAACGGGTCTGAAGGAGACAATGATTTGTCATAATTCAATCTCCACCATTGTCCCAATGATATAAAAGGACCTGTACCAGTATCAGGATTAAAAGTAGCGTTTGTGGTAAGAAGGTATATTGTGTCCCGGATAGTACACCAGCCTATTATCTTTAATGCGGTTTGTATAGGGCGTGCGAGCAAGAATGAAGCTTTGGAAGTCACATCTGTTGAAGAGCCCAAATCCGTCATGGTAAATAAACTTACTGACGAAAAAAACCCACGTATTATTATTTTCGTATAATTTGTAGGCATCAGTATTTCTGCATTATACAATGCATGAGAAGGATTCAAAGTGTATGCAAGCAATTGTGTTTTAATTGCTCCGTAAAAAGAAGGTATTCCGGCGTAATTTACATTTATAATGACAGAACTTGTAACTAAAGTATTAGAGTTTGTAATATTAAAAGTCAAAGTATAGACATTACCCGAAACAAGTTCTTCTAACAAGATCAGTTCCACTTCAGCCGGAGAATCAGGTATTTCAAGTATTTTTGTATTACCACGTATGTTTGTGCGTACGGCAAGCGTTCCGCCTTGTTCAGTGGTTATCCTGAAGTTTTCCGAATCATACAGTATTTCTTCCTTGACCTTGCTGAATGCAATATCCCGGTTTACTACGCCTCCTAAGTCTTTTATCTGTTCAGCCATGTGTAATAATTACGTTATGCGTTAGTATCTGCCCCTGTATCCTGGAAGAGCTATGTTGGCAAATGCTGTACGGAAATCCTGGTTTCTTACGATCATTTTTGTAAACTGGCGGCGCATTGCCTCCATTTGGTTCACATCAGGCATTTTGAGGTGCGAAGCTGCGGAAGCTATGTTCCACAACCAATCCTGTTCCGACTTGGCATATACCTTGTCCGTAAGTAGATCCTGCCTCCACATGATATAATCAATCTTGTATTGCAGATAACTTGATACGGCACGCTTGTATTTCATATCGTCGGGTATCAACGGATATCCTTCGTCATCAAGCGGGAAAGCATAATACGACATGCAAACCTTACCGTGTTTAACATTGAATGTTATGTAATTGTCGTTCAATGTAAACGACGGAGGATTTGTCGAAAGGTGCATGTTCAAAGGCAAAGCCTGAGGTGAATATGCATTCCCAAAGTTGTCATAGAACAGTTCAGGTGGATATGAATCTGTCATTTCTCCACAACAATCCTTACCCATCAGGTGGTGAAAGGTGCTTGTGGCAGGAACAGCCATTACCCCGTCAACAGCTATGGCTATCAACCTATGGAAATCACAAGGCAATTCAACCCTGTAATCACTAAGGTCATAACTGGAATCCTGGTTATGTCCGATGACTTTGGGAATGTACTGCATCGGATTGCCTATGAGCTCCATTGCTTCGTAAACCCAATACGCCATATCGCTTAGATTGACATGTTCGTTATATGCCGTATTGCGGAAGAAGTTGTTTATGACTTCTTTTGTGCTTGTGTATTTTGCTATGAACATCTTATTCGAAGTAGTCTATGTTTGTGTTCTTTAAAAGGGATGCCAGGGTTCTACGGTGTTGCCGCAATGCCTGGAATTTGTACAGGTTCTTTCCCCTCGGTCCTTTCTTACACAGCCAATAGAATCCATACCTGCAATTGTCGCGGTGTTCGTTCAGATGTTTTATCAGCTTTCCTGTTTTTTGATAGTGGCCCCAATCTGTTTTCAAATTGTTGGATTTATGCAAGAGCCCCATATCCATTTTCAACTTCTTGATTCTTATCTCACCTAATTTGTATGGAAGAGTCAAAGTCGCTGATTTGAAAAGTATCTCGTCCATCAGTTTTGACATGATGGAGTCGGCTACTTTCTTATATCGGACAGACGACATGGGAGCTACCCTTGTCGACACATCACTGAATTTCGTAAGAGGCGTACCAGGCGTCATCCGGGATACATAATAAGAATATGAATCCTTCAGGCTTTTATCAGCCTTGTATTTACCCTTTCCCCTTTTTCCCAGTTTAGCCATTAGTCGTCGTCACTGCTAGATGAACTTGATTTTTTCTTTGATGCGGTAGTAGCCGCACCGATCTTACCTGAGACATTGCTGTTGAACTGTGTCTCAAATTCATGTGCTCCGCTGTTTGTCCTATCCTGGTAAGTCCTCAAAGATATGGCCAGTTCGTCTATTACCATCCGTACTGTGGCATCAATTAAATGCGAAGACATCGGATAATTGGAATCCCAGTCAAAACACGGCTGACCTTCACAGTTATTGTAAGTAGCAAGATCGTTGGGCTGCTCGAATACTCCTGATACAGCTACATTCATCATAAACCCGGAATGATTCAGGAAATACAAATGACTGTTAAAAAGGGTAACCAAAGGTTTCTTGAATCTTGTATAAGATGCATAGGGAACCCTGGCATAAGGAATAAAATCAAATGTAGAGCTTCCTAGGTTAGGACCTGTAATTCCGGTAATAAGGTCTTTTCCTTTGGATTCTATAGGCTTTGGAATTGGAAGCACTGTTCTATAAACAACGCATCCAGAAGGAAAATCCGACATGAAGGAAGTATCGACTTGTTCAACTTCCATGCACGGAATGGTTTGTATGTTGTTATCAGAAAGATTCTGTCCTTTGTTGTATTGCTGTCTTAAAAGGGTAGCACGGACATTGTCAATCATGAAAGCCACTTGACGATCCGTTATACGGTCATCATCAGTGATCAAGCCTCCTCTGAGTATGTTTTTTATTGTGTATATTATTTCCCTTTGGGTTGCCATTTGTCTTTTGTTTTTTCAGTTTGCGGAACTTCTTACGTTCACTGGGATGAAGTGTCAGGAACAATTCCAACCCTTCGTCCTCTCCTTCCAAGCGTTTCATGTTTTTTCAATATTGTTTCTGTAAGCCATGATATCAAATATGCCCAGTCTTCTTCCGACTCGTCGGTAAGATACGGGGCTCCTATCCATTCTCTTATACGGTATGCCGTGTGGAATATCTCATGTACCAAATTGCTCATTGATCCGGGATTGTCAGGCAATCCATGTGTCCATATCAGGAAATTTCCGTTCTTGAACATTATTGCTTTACCGACTTCCTGATCATGATCGTCAGGATCATGGCAGATATCTTCTAATGTAATGGGGATGGTTTTTGTTGATATGTGCGGAATCACGTCCTTCTGGGGACAACCCATGAACACCCATATCTTTATGGGATACTGGGGATGTTTGAACGTGAACCTTGTCATAATCAATCAAAGAAATTCTTTTGGAAATAACCCTCAAGACCTGATTCCTTGTTCCACAAAAAAGCCTGTGCGGCTTTCTGGTTGGCATATCCCATCATCTTGTGCCATTCATCCGTAGGACAAATCGATGGGAGGAACCTTGTCTTTATACCCCTGTATTCATTCACTTTCTCCTTGTGCAGATGTCCCATGTGCACTTCCCTGTACTTGGTGCGGGCGAACATTTCAGGTTGTTCTGTAGCCATGATAAGCGGAAGATCTGCTACCTTTTCCTTGTCACCATGTGTAAAGAGTATCATGTTGGTACCATATTCATAGTATGTCCTGTACTCTCCGCTGTTGCGTACATCTACTGACTGGTTGCTTCTGAAATACGCGGCTAACACGTCGCCTATGTAGAACATCCTTTCAGTGTCATGGTTACCTGGAATCACCAGCACATCCACCGGATATTCTGATGAGATGGCTGTTACCGTGGAAGCAAGTGTAGCCCAGTAATGCCTGAACGAGGTACGCCAGTCAACCGAATCCTCTTGGGGTGTACCGCCTGTGGTGGTATACCTTTTTCCTTCGGAGTTCAATCCATCGTTACCTACGGGAAGCAATACCCTTTCAATACCGAAAGGTTTGCTTTTCTCAAGGAGTTCAAGTGTGCCTTGGATAAACCTATCGGCTATCTCCTCTATGTCTCCCTTGCCGAAATGTAAATCAGGGAAACTGATCTCGAGGCATACCTGGCCTTTGGGTTTCACAGGTTTGATTCCCTTGAAAGTCTTGTTCCCCACAGCTTCAGTAGCATCAAGGAATTCCTTCTTGTAACCGTCCCATTGCTGGGCGTAATCAACCTGGAATGTAAGAGATTCCCTCCATTCACCGTTTGGCAATTGCCATGTTTTAGCTTTTGTAAGAACGCCTTTGAGGTCTTTTTCAAGAAGACTCTCTTTTTGCGGTGCCTGTTTTTTTAAGGTTTCCCTCAACCGGCGTGCCGCCGAGCGTACCGCTTCATAACTGACGTTCAGTAACTTGGCAGTATGCCCGTAATTTCCGTCAAGAAGCTCTGGATTCTCCTCCAGATACTCTGACAGTTTCTTTTTTTCCAGCATATTTTAAGGGGAGTTTACCAAAAGTAACAATAAGTTACAACTTTGGCAAGCCCCAAACCTTAAAATATATGTAAATTCCTGATATACAGACTAATAAAATAAATGCGTATGTACAGAATTTATAAAACTTTGGTATATAAGGTTTTTCAATAACCTGTACTGTGTCTTTCTTTTCAGATTGAAGACGCTTGTGCTCTATAGTCAGCTGCTTTAACTGTACTTCAATACTGTCACATCCGCCTTCAAGTGTAAGGACATTGTCTTTTATCGCTACTTTGGCATAAGCATTCTTTGACTTTATCTTCACAGGTTTCAATTGTACAAGTCCTGCTGTATCAACTTGCACCCTTATACTGTCAATTACAACACTGTCTTTCATAATATACACAAGTGTATCACGGTATTCATATGTGACTACCGTGCTGTCTTTGTATACCCATGCCGTCTGCGGCACGGTCTTTTTGCTGCATCCTGAAAACAACAATAGGATTGCAGCTCCTATGAATATATTACGGAGTAGTAGTTTCGGAGTCATCTTTCCAAAGTTTTAAAAGAAATTTGGCTGTTATTAACAGCAATGTACAAACACCTTGTACCCAATATTGTTGGGGTTCTGTAAGGTCAGGAGCACCTGCTACAAGGATCTGTACGGCAGGAATCAAAAGAAGTGCAAGGTCGCCCAATGCAGTTGCGATGGGAGCTGTCTTCTTTTCATAATACTTTGTCTTAAGGATATTCATATTCTTGGCCATTATGTTGATGTATTAATAGTCTATTTCACCTTCGCCTATTTTCTTCAACCAAGGGTTGAATCTGATCCTTTTCTTGGCGTTTTTTGGTACGGCAGGATGCCAATAATGGCCTTGCCTGTATATTGATACGTTTTTACGGATCTTAGGTTTATTGGCACCACTTGGTTTAAAATATCTTTTATGATTACTGAATTTCTTTAGGTTCTTTTTTTGATATCTTGTTTGCGTCTCTTGGTGTATCGAAGCACAGGATGCTGCCAGTATTATAAGAAGAAGCAACCATACTTTTAATAATTGTTGTACCATATCCTAGTGTGATATTTGTCAAACACAAACCCGAATCCCAATCTGGCACCCGCTTCAAATCCGTTTTTCCCATACCGCACATATCCATCTATGGACCACAACCGTCCATCAGTTCTTTTTCTTGTAAATATATTGTCGAATCCATAGGATCCATGTAACCTTATGCTTTCAGGATCAAATTTTGCACGCTTGTCCCCAAAATCAATTATCCAATCATTCATTATGACACCTATCCTGGCCAACTCGTTCCATTCACTAACCTTTACGGTATAGT